GTATCTGATGTGAACTGCACATACCCTTTTTCTTGCGGTAAGTCGCACAAACGAAATATTCCTTATCGTGTGTCCATCCCTTGCCTCTAACCTGATACAGCTTTGCCCCACAGTCGGCACAAAACATTATGCCAGAAAGCATTCCCATTTCACCTAATCGCGATGGTCTTCGCTTGCCATCTCTGATTTTCTGCACTGTTTCCCAAGTGCCCTCATCAATAATTGCTTCATGGGTATTTTTGAAAACCAGCCAATCTTCTGGATTGTTCAATATCTTGACTTTGCTCTTATATGACTTTTTAGAAGTCTTGAAATTCACTGTGTGGCCTAGATATTCCATTTTAGCCAGAATATCTGCTACGGTACGAGCTGACCAAGCATATGGGTTTTCAGGTGGTCTTGCTGGAGTGTTAATACCCATTTTGCGAAGATGAACCGTAGGTGTATCAATGCATCGCTTTTCAAGTTGCTTTGCTATCTGCGTGGGTCCAAAGCCAGCCATGCACAGTCGGAAAATATCTCTGACCACTTCGGCGGCTTTCTCATCTATAATCCAGTGCAACTTATCTTCAGGGTCTTTAATATAACCGTAAGGCGGATTGGTGCAGAGTGGCTTACCGGACTGTCCCTTGGATTTGAACACAGCACGGATTTTCTTGCTAGTATCCTTAGCATACCATTCATTAATAATGTTAAGAAACGGTGTAAAGTCACTGTCTGCTTGGTTTGCACTATCAATACCGTTGTTAATAGCAATGAATCGTACATCTGCTTCAGGAAACATAATCTCGGTATAATATCCTACTTTAAGGTAATCCCTGCCGAATCGGGACATATCCTTGATGATAATCGTTCCAATTCTACCGTTCTCTACATCAGCAATCATGCGGTTAAAGTCTGGTCTATCAAAAGTTGTACCGCTGACCCCATCATCCACATAAAATTCGATGTTACGAAAACCGTTGTCCTCAGCATATTTCTTTAGAATTGCCTTCTGGTTTACTATACTGTTGCTGTCCCCTGCAAGCTCATCATCACGGGAAAGCCTGCAGTAAAGAGCAGTAATTTTCGCTTCTTCAAATGCTAATGTTGATTTACGTATAGTGCTAAATGTTGACTGTCTATTCATTTTTATCCTCCATTTCCGACAGTCTTCAAGCGGTTTAGCACTATGTATATTACCGTACTACCTTGAAGAAGTCGAGTTGATTTCCGTGGGTTTATATGAACTATCTGATAACTTTGAAAGGTTTTTTGCGTTGACTGTAATCAGTCGTTTCAGCTTGGAATATGCACTTTCCTTTGCTGAATCACTTACTCGTGATTCCACCACATAGACCGTACCTCCGATATCGGATTTGGTTGTGCGGCTGTTACTTTGATTTTCCATATCGTGACCTCCTGTCCGATGTTTTGAAGGAACTGGCACTGAGCAGAATTGATGACTCAGTGCCTAATCCATTATTTAAGCTTTTATTTGTAATATTTTCAGAGCATCCGGTTGAATTAGCTTGCCATCCAATCTCTCGTAAGCAGAAAATCCAATTTGCCCCTGCAATGCATATAACTCACTTAATTTTTTTATTGTTATTGGTTGACGTTCAATCAGCCAGTAGTATGATAAATCTCCGAATACTATGCTTTTTGCTCCTGCTGATACTGTAGGCATATATGGAGAGGTAACTACAGGCTTTCCGAAGATGGTGTTATCTGAAGAATTCCACAGATAACTGCCGCTTGTATCCTTAAGGGTTCTAAGAAGCATGGCTGTATTATCGTGCATGATAAACACAGCGTTATTGCGGTATTCATCTTTTAATGAAAAATACAGTGAAATAATCTCGTCAAAAGAGATGGTACTATTGTCTGCTGTAGTTACATCTGCGTCTGCCGTAAGTATACCTGTAGGCTGTGTTGTGCCATTTCCATTAAGCAATGCATTTTCCTCAGCCTTGCCAAAACGCTTCGCAAAATCACCCATCAGATATTTTTCAAGATTAAAGTTCATATCGGTGACGAATGAGCGGTTTAGCTTGACAAGAGATGCCAGCTTGTATGATTTCACTAGAAACTGTGTAAATGTATCGGCACTTTCGGGGATTGGATCTCCGTCTTCAACCCAATCTGCTGTACCTGTTGAAGATACCGCTTGAATTTTACCTTCTGCAGAAGATAGATTGATAACAGTAGCAAATCTGCGGAATATATTTTCCTTTGCCAAAGCAGTGTTAAAGCCTTCTCTGAACTCATCTGGTGCGACATAGGCTCCTGCATTATCAAAGCCCTCGCTTAGATTTTGATTATTTTCTTCTTTTCCTTTCATAACATTCCAAAACGCTCTATTATAAGTTATTGATGTTGCCATAATCGTTTACCTCCTAAATTAAAATGGATTGTGGGGTATATACCCCGTTTGAAACCGCGTTTTTTTACGCGTTGCCCCACGCCCGTTGTCCAGATGAAAAGGTGTGGAGATTTGACCTCCCCTAGGGGGACATGGAGTTGTATCCAGTGGTTTTAGTGTTTTTAAGCTTTGTAGCAAGATGTAGCAGGTAAAAACTAAACTCTCTATACGAGAGTGATTTTTTATATAACCTGTTTTTCTTGCTACAAGTTGCTACACTGTGTTTAAATAAGAAGAAATTCTTCTTCTGTCAGCTTATATCCGATAAGCATTGTGGTCATTCCACCACCAGAACGTGGTCGTTTCCGTTCTACACGGGCGATAGCTGTTAAGGCTTGTTTGAAGTTTCTTGCATTCTCCGAATAACATCCATTGGCACTGCACCAACGCTGATACCGGGCATACACTTCGGATGTCCGCACCTCACTATTAGGACTTTCCTCCAAGGCATCCTCGAAAAATAATGCTATTTTATCGCTGTCACGCTTATAAGCCTCCGTTGCTGTCTTAACGGAATCAGGTAAAGTCAATCCCTCCTTCTTTAACAGCTGATAGCCTTCAATTAGCCAGTTGAGGATAGCACTCTGATTCTTCGGTTTGGCGAATTCGCGTTTTAAGTTTTTATCCTGCTCGCTTTCATCAAAGTGTCGTTCAAAAGGGATAATCACCACTCTCCCACTGGAAAATAGCGTCATATCCGTAATAACGGGCAGATAATTGGTGTTGATATAAAGCTTAAACTTAGGTGAAAAATCAAAAGAGTTTTCGTGTAGAAACCTTGCGTTGATGGTGTCACCACCCGTCATGCTTTTTACCTGTGCAGCATTTAGGACAAGTCCTCTGCTAGGTTCGGAGATATTCACAAAGCGTACTCCTGCAAGCCGGGCAATATCTTCACTTGGACTTGAACTGTTATTGTTCTTTTTCAGACTGATAGTCTCTGGCCTTGCGGTACAGCCATAACTGCCTAATACCTTAAGAACGCTCTCACATAGCGTACCTTTACCGTTTCGAGTTGTAGCACCATAGAGAACAAACAGGCATTCATACCGAGTGTCTCCGCTGATACTGTAGCCAAAGGCTTTTTGGAGGAATTTTGCCTTTTCCTCATCTCCGCTCATAATCTCATGAATAAATCTATCCCATCGCTCACTTTTTGCTTCTGGGTCATATTTAACGCCAGATATCTTTGTGAGTCTGTCCTCGCTGTTGTGGGGATGAAAATCCATGGATATTAAAAACAATGTTCCATTGGCACAGTTGAGTATAAGCGGGTCTTGGTCAAATTCAGCCATTGATATGGGATATACGCTCTGTGCATCCTTAAGTACCGTTTCTCGGTATCTTCTTGACTGCCACTTTCGGCAATAGTCAATGTATGCCTTTCTTTGATGTTCATCCTGAATAGTCAAAGCATAGGTTAGCAGTTGATTAGCCAATGATTTACACATTTCCATTACTTTTAGATTACCGACATCAGGAATCCAAATGCCATTCTCGTAGCAAAACCACATTTTCCTTTCAGGAACATAGCGGGCAAAAGACTTATAATAATCAGCAAACAGCCTGCTTGCCCCAATATCCGTCCAAGGGTAGCGATCGTTACTCTCAGGCTTAAAGCCAGTAAGAGAACATTCACCAAAATCTTCTGTAGCTGATGAACGCTTACCACCTGGTTTATATATTTCAGTAGCATTTGCAATTGCTTTTTCTATGGTTATCATTCCATAAGTACTGCCAGACTGCGGTCTATTCCATTTATCTCGCATTAGGCCGCTCTGCCGGAAAAGTCTGTCCATCTGTCCAATATCCCTGCCACACCAAAATGCCAGCATACCGCAAAGTGCCAAATCAGCTTCACTGGCAGAAGCATAGCCTGATGTATCACCCTGCCATAATGCTTTGAACCTTCCTCCGTTTACCGATTTTAAAGCCTTCTCAATAACAGACTTGTCAGACAGATAGGATTGGCTTTCTGTATCCAGAATTTGCTTCACAGGGGTAGGACGTAACATATACTTGTCTAGTATCATCTGTAGCTCATACGATTTCTCCGCTATATCACCATATGCAAATACATTGCCCGTTACGGTAACAAAGCGGTTTGTTGCTCCAGCCACATAGACCTCAACTCCCAGCTTTCTGTTGTTAATATAGTATTTTGTTTTGTCAAAGTCATAGCCTGTGGCCTTAAAGAAGATGTGCAACCCTTTTCTAGATGGACTGTGTTCCATATAGCAACCACTAAAAGCCTCTACAACACTTTGGAAAATAGGCTTAAGCTTACCACTGCTATCAAAGCAATCATCTAAGTCGATAACACAAATGTCATTACCCACCAAAAATCCCATACCGTCATAATCACTTAAAGCAGCAACCGCCGAACTAAAATCTTTAAATGTACCACGTTGATTTGGTTTTGCCCTTTTTCCTGTTACTGGGTTATAGGGAACTTTGGTTTTTCTACCACTTCGTTCTTCATATTTCCAACAGCAAAACTGTGACTTATCTTTAAGCACCTGTGGCAAGTTATCATATTTTGTTTTCAGTTACTTCACCTCCTTGCCTGTTATATATGACCCGAAACGCTACTGTTCCAGAGGGTTTGCCTTGTTTGACACAACCTCGTTATCTTTCAAGGAATACGCTCGGAATTATCGTCATGGCATATTCTGATTGAAGTATCTCTTGCATTTCGGGGTATTCAGTTGTCAAGGAGCAGTGAGAGAAAAACTATGTTTTCATTGATTGTTCATGAGAAAGGCAGATCCACAGAGTTTGCTAAGGTAATTTCCTCTCATCCTCCACAGGCCTCAAACCTGCAGTTTGAGTACAGGAACAAATATTTCTGTGAATTGCTTTCCTCTACTAATAGCCGAAATTATTAACCCTTTAGCTAATGCCACAGCAAATAGCTTACTCGAATGGTCAAGCAAAGTATTTTCCTCTCACCTTATAGCCTTGGTAGGGCACATTAGTTGAGGATTTTCTAAAAATATTTTTCTTCCTCATCCATAAGCGAAGAATTCTATTGATTCGAACCCCTAAAATAAAAAATAGCCTGTCTTTTTTCCAGAAAAGACGGCTGTAATGTTTATGCTTTTGCTCAAATTTGAGCGAAAGTGGTATTAACTTTAAGAAGGCTTAATGCTGTAGTTTTGGATTTTTCAATTAGACTTTTCGACTTTTTTGTCTACAACTTAAATATATTCATTATATGTTGAAAAATTCACGTTTGCGTGATATACTTAATACGGTTATTAATTGAAACTTCAAGGAGGCTAAACAGATGGCAGTACACTATAAGAAGCTGTTTCATTTGTTAATAGAAAAAGAAATGACAAATGCGGATTTACAAAAACAAGCTGGTTTTTCCGCTAATATTATTACTCGACTTAAACGAAACGGTTATGTTTCACTGGAAACTATAGAAAGTATATGTAGAACATTAAATTGTGGTGTGGACGATATATTGGAATTTGTTCCGGATGAAGATAAAAAGTAATTTCTATTTTGCTGATTATAAATTGCACCAAAGGAGGGATAGAGTGCAGATATATGCAATTATGGATATCAAAGATATTGAGGAATATGATCAATCATTGCTCGATATTCTCCTGAAAGATAGAACTACAAATCAAAATATAATATGGGCTACAAATGATTATTCAAAATTTGGCGATATGTATAAGGCCGAATGTGAAATTAAGGCACATCTAATTACAAACCCTAAGAAAAAACTGATACAACCTAGAGCAACTAAGAGTTACAAGAAAAAGAGTGTTCGAACAAGAGAAAAGGCTGAAGTCTTTACTCCTTCATGGATATGTAATGAACAAAACAATCTTATTGATGAGCAATGGTTTGGCAGAAAAGATGTTTTTAATATACAAAAAAACAAATCATGGGAAGTAATAAATGAAAAGATTATCTTTCCAAATGAAAAGGGACGCACGTGGAAAAATTATGTTGATGCCAGAAGAATGGAAATCTCCTGTGGAGAGGCACCATATCTGGTCAGTCGATATGATACTGTTACTGGCAAAAAGATTGAATTACAATCCCGTATAGGTCTCCTAGACCGCAAAATGCGTGTAGTAAACGAAAATGTTGATAATGAAGATGAATGGATAAAATGGGCTGAACGAGCCTTTCAAAGTATATATGGATATGAATATCAAGGTGATAACTTGCTTTTAGCGCGTGAAAATCTTTTATATACATACATTGAAAATAAGAAATTCAAATTTGGTCGAGAACCAGGTATAAAAGAATTGAAGCGAATTGCCACCATTATATCTTGGAATTTGTGGCAGATGGATGGCATTACATTTACAGTTCCATTATGTGATTTGCGGGGCTGGTATAGGCAATTATCACTATTTGATAGCTTTGAAAACCTTCACAGTGACAAGGAACCTAAATATTGCAGAATTAAAGACTGGAGGTCAAAGGTTATCGTTGAATATAAATCTTTAGTAGGGGGGGCGAACTGATGGATAGTTTATTTACACCATCTTTTGAATATAAGCTAATATATATCTTTGAAATAAGGGATGAAACCCATAAGGGATTACTAAAAATAGGCGATACTACTATTCAAACAGAGGAATCTATTGATAACCTTCCTCCAAATTGTAAAGCATTAAATCAAGCTGCAAAAAAACGTATTAAGGAATACACCAATACAGCAGGTATTACATTTGAGCTTTTACATACAGAACTTGCTGTTCGTACTATAAAGGATGAAAAAGGAATGCCTGTCCTAAGGGCATTCAGAGACCACCATGTACATAGGGTATTGGAAAACTCAGGCATCAAGAAAAAGCAGCTAAAAAACTCTACAAGTCGTGAATGGTTTAAAGTGGATATTAAAACCGCTATTAAAGCGATAGAGGCTGTAAAAAAAGGCCAGTACAATCTTTCTAATGCCAAATCGGATACTTTCACACCCATTGTGTTCAGGCCAGAGCAGGAATCAGCTATTGAGAAGACATTAAAACAATTTAAAAATGGCAACAGGATGTTATGGAATGCAAAAATGCGTTTTGGAAAGACATTATGTGCCCTTGAAGTTGTTCGAAAATTAAAGTTTAATAAAACTATTATTATTACACATAGACCTGTTGTCGATGTCGGTTGGTTTGAAGATTTTGGTAAAATATTTCACGGAATGAATGATTATATTTATGGTTCAAAAAGCAGCGGATATACCGTTGACCAATTGCTGAAATCCAATAAGAACTTTGTATACTTTGCCTCTATTCAGGATTTAAGGGAATCCAAGAGAGTAGGTGGTAAATACGAAAAAAATGATGATGTATTTGATACTATTTGGGATTTTGTCATAGTTGATGAAGCCCACGAAGGTACAACTACGGCATTAGGAGATACTGTGATAAAGAATATTGTCAAAGAAGGTAGCGGATATGAAACAAAATTCCTTGCTCTTTCTGGTACTCCGTTCAATATTCTGCGTGATTATGATGATAACATATATACTTGGGATTATGTTATGGAGCAAAGCCGCAAGCGTGAATGGGATAGTTTGTATTTTGGAGATTCAAACCCTTATGATGAATTGCCAGAATTAAGAATTTTCACATATGACCTAGGAAAAATCATAGCAGATAATCGTTATGTTGAGCTGGAAGATAAAGCATTTAATTTCCGTGAATTTTTTCGTGTTTGGACAGGAGATATAAAGATTGACCGTAAACCTCTCCCAGTAGGAGTAAAAGTGGGTGATTTCTTTCATGCAGAAGATGTGTGGAGTTTTCTTAATCTGATTACCAAAGATGATAAGGACAGTCAGTACCCCTACTCTACTGAAGAATATCGTTCTTTATTTAAGCACTCACTGTGGATGGTTCCAGGTGTAAAGGAAGCAAAAGCTTTGAGTAAGATGATGAGAAAACATCCCGTTTTCGGTAATGGGGTTTTTGAAATTGTTAATGTTGCAGGAGATGGTGACGAAGAAGAAAAATCTGAAGATGCTTTAAAAAAGGTTCGCGATGCCATTGATAGTGCAGGAGAAGATGGTTACACTATAACACTTTCCTGCGGTAAATTAACTACAGGAGTTACTGTACCAGAATGGACAGCTGTATTTATGCTTTCAGGTTCATTTTCTACTTCTGCTGCAAATTACCTGCAAACAATATTTCGTGTTCAATCACCTTGTAATAAAAATGGAAAAATAAAACGTTATTGTTATGTATTTGATTTTGCACCAGATAGAACATTAAAGATGGTTGCTGAATCTGTTGCAATATCTACTAAGGCAGGAAAAGCAGATGAATCTGACAGACGCATAATGGGGGAATTTTTAAATTATTGCCCTGTTATTGCTGTTGATGGAACTTCTATGAAAAAATACAATACAAATAGATTGTTGCAACAACTAAAACGTGCCTACGCTGAACGTGCGGTTAAGAATGGATTTGATGATAACAATCTATATAATGATGAATTACTAAAGCTTGATAATATAGATTTAGAAAAATTCAAGAATCTAAAAGGTATTATAGGTGCATCCAAAGCAGCCCCTAAATCTAAAGATATCGAAATTAATCGTCAAGGCTTTACAGATGAAGAATACGAAGAAATTAAACGAATTGAGAAAAAACCCAAAAGGGAGCGTACTCCGGAAGAGGAAGAAAAATTAAAAGAAATAGCTGAGAAAAACAAACAAGCGGCAAATGCACGTTCTATTCTCCGTGGTATTTCTATCCGTATGCCTTTACTGATTTATGGTGCAGACATTAATTTTGATGAAGATATTACTATGGAAAAACTGGTCGATATAGTTGATGATTCTTCTTGGGATGAGTTTATGCCAAAGGGTGTGACTAAAGAAATATTTAAGGATTTTATCAAATATTATGATCCTGAAATCTTTGTAGCTGCAGGAAGAAATATTCGTAATGCTGTAAAAAGTGCTGATGAACTATCTCCAAAAGAACGTGTACAAAAGATAGCACAGCTTTTCTCTTGCTTTAAGAATCCGGATAAAGAGACTGTCTTAACACCATGGAGGGTTGTGAATATGCATATGGGAGATTGTCTTGGTGGCTATAATTTCTACGATATGGAATACAATGAGCCCATAGAGGAGCCAAGATATATTGACCATGGTGAAGTTACAAAAGATACTTTCAATAAGGATGCCAAGATACTTGAAATCAATTCCAAGACAGGTCTTTATCCACTCTATGTAACATATAGCATTTTCCGTAGTAAATGTGCTAACTACTCAGAAGATGAACTGACTGCTGAAACTGAAGAAAAACTTTGGAATGAGACGGTTCAGCAGAATGTGTTTATTATCTGCAAAACACCAATGGCAAAATCCATAACAAGGCGTACTTTAGTGGGATTTAAAGATGTTCCTATAAATTCACACTATTTTGATGATCTTATTAATATGCTGAAAAATAAACCAAAACAGTTCATTAACAGAGTTAAAAAGCCAAGCTATTGGAAAATGGAAGGAGAGAAAGAAATGAAGTTTGATGCTGTGGTAGGTAATCCCCCATATCAGGAAAATATCAGTAAAACACAAGAAAACTCAGCATTATCTAAACAACTGTTTCCTATATTTATTAAAAACTCAATACTACTTAATAGCAAATATGTGTCTCTAATAACCCCATCAAGATGGTTTACTGCAGATGCACAAGATAAATCATTTATTAAGTTACGTGAATTTGTAAAAGAGAATAATCATTTCTCTAAAATTTATAATTATCCTGATAATAAACTACTTTTCAATAATGTTGAGATTGCTGGTGGTGTAAATTATTTTTTGTATGATAAATCATATAGTGGTGATGTTAAATTTACAGAATGCTATGAGAATGAGTGCAATTCATCTTTACGACCGCTGTTTGAGGATGGTTTAGATATCATTATTTCTATGAACCGTTTAGTAAGTATATTAGATAAGGTTAGAAAGTCTGATGGATTTACTCCAATGACTACTATAACATATGGAAGAAACGCATTCGGAATTGTTGGAAAGAAATCAATACTCAATAAAATCACATCAGAGGAATACTTCCCAGGTGCTGTTGAAGTGCGTTGTGCTTATGAAGAAATTAGATATACAAAAAAATCAACCATTACTAAAAACATAGAACTTGTTAACAAATGGAAAGTATTCACTTCTAAAGGTAACGGGGGTGCTGGAATACTTAGCGACAATAAGGCAGTATCAATTTTAGGAAAAGCATATATAGGAAAACCACAGTCTGTATGTACAGATTCGTTAATACCAATTGGATCCTTTGATACTCAGTTTGAAGCAGAAAGTTTACAAAAGTATATGACTGGAAAATTCTTTCGATTTATGATTGGTATTTTAAAGGTCTCTCAGAATGTCTATCAGAATGTCTATCAGTTAGTACCATTGCAGGATTTTACAAGTAATTCTGATATTGATTGGAACAAAAGCATTTCGGAAATTGATCAACAACTTTATGCAAAATATGGGCTAGCAAAGGATGAAATTGATTATATTGAAAGCAAGATAAAAGTAATGGATTAATAATAATCTGTTTTTGAAAGGAGCATAGTGTAACAGAAACGAAATGATTCAAAATCAACTAACAAAAGACTAAGACTGTATTTATATAAGGGGAGTAGATAGAAAAACACGAGAAAATCAAATACTAAAAAAACATTGATGTTTACAAAAGACCAGTAACAATTAAGCTTAATGGCATAATTGTTACTGGTCTTTTCTGCTCCGCTTGAAGCTGTTCAGTTAAGTTTTTCTTCAATCCCTAAGTGAACGCTTCTTTAGGCCCCGATTTTTCTCATAATTATCATATCCATATACTTGTCATTCACATTATAAAAATTTTTTACCCTTCTCACGGCATTAAACCCCATACGCTTCCAGAAATTCAAATTTCTAATTTCA